GAAACACTTACTAATAATTGGTGTCCCATCGTCACTGTAACTGAATATGTGTTAAATTCATATATTTAGACAGTCTAAATTCTATAATTATTGTACGTAGTTGGTGTTAGACTTGACAACGTCAACCTTAGTAATGAATGAGTAACCCATAATTTAATAGATTTGGATTTGTGCTCATGTGATTACTTAATATTTATATTTTATATAAATATGGTACAAGTTACCTATTTCATTTAAATATAAATATTAAATTATATAATTTTATTATTTTGTACAATAAATATTGCTCTAATAAAATTATGTAAAACGTACATTGCCTTTTTAAAAATAAACTAATAAAATATAATAATAAGTATGACTAATATAAATCTTAAAATTTTAAATAAAGACATAGTAATAAATATACCAAAGGATGAAAGTTCATGGTTAATTATTAAAGATGAAACTTATAGACCTGACCGTGAATTATTCGTTTTAAATGAATTTAAAAATGATTTTCCTCATATAGATATAGGCGATAATTGTTCTAAAATTTATGGTTTATGTTCACGATCTGTAAGGTTATCATCTTGGTTATCTTCAGTTAATTTAAAATATTCATTAATCCAAAACCAACCGACTTTTTATCGAGATCATTTATCACAAGATGAATTCAAAATAGTATCATCTGACTTAACAAAAATCTCATCTTTAAATCAGCTTAAAGCTGCTGAGGAATTAAAAGCTGCTAATGAATATAAAAATAAAATGGAGCTAATCCAAAAGAAATATTCAACTAAAACTTTTGAGAGCAAATATTCACGAATTATTTCAATGAATACAACAGAACTCCCACTTACATTACAATTAGCTATTGAAAATTATTCACCTGCATTTAATGTTGAGTCACCAAACACTAAAGCATATGCTCGTGAACTTTTAATTAGATATAAACTAGAATTAATTAAATTACTAAAAGAAGATCAGTCATTAGATATTGATAAGGTGATAATTGATTCACAAGTAAAGTAACCACATTTAGTTATGAAGGTGCTGTTAAGATACTAAATTATTTTAACAAGAAAAATAATTTTCTTAGTAATACACATTGGGCACCAATTCTTAAACCATTTAATAGAGTTTTTTTAAATATTGTTAAGAATTTTAAACATAAAAATCAATTATTTAAAGAGGGAAAAGATGAAGTTAAGGAATTAATATCTGAACTAGAAAATTTTTCCTTCATAAATAATAAAGATATTACAGTAAAAAATTTCTCGCAAAATTAAAACACTAAATATATTTAACTTAAAATATATTGATGGTTCAATTAAGAAAGTTTTTAGGAGAGTAAATATAGATGAATTCTTAACTTTTTTTAATATTAAAAATAATCCACAAGCTCGTTTAGTTGCATTTACTCCTGATCATGTAGGTTTTAATCCTTCAAAAACAGTTAATTTTGATAATATATTCATAAAATATTTTTATAATAATTTTCAAAATTTATCTAATAATTATCCTAATATCTTTAAAGAATTTAACATTTCATGCAACGAGTACCGTGAAGTGTTTACTGGTTCATATGATTCTAATACAAATCATCTACGTCAATTTACTTCACAAGATACTTCACCAATGAAAGCCATAGATATAATAAATTTAGTTAAAAATTGTAATTGGTTTCAATCTCCTTTTTTAGCGTATGATAATTTTGATGAATCAAAATTCTTTATAAATTATAATCCAAAATCACATCCTGGACATTATACATCTAAATTATTTCATTCTAATGAAAAAGGTTTTACAATACCCTTTTCTTTCGAGTTAGCTAGGAAAAAGATGGATTTGATAAAACTTATCCCATTTAGGAATTATACTTTATGGACTTTAAATGCTAGAGAAAAAGATATGAAAACTTTCAACATTGATAAAGATAAAGAATTAAGTACACGAGTTGTATTAAATACTGAACATTATCAAATAATTTTATTATCATATTTTTTTCAATTATTGATGAAAAGTATTGATTCATTTTCAACTAGTAAAAAATTTAATATATCAGGTGAATATAATGGTACAAAAGCATATAAGTTATTTAAAACTTCACAGAATTATGACTATGTAGTTGATGCTGATTGGTCAGCCTTTGACTCATCAATTGATCATGAATTTTTAAAAGCAGCTGGTGCTATTATGTTCTCTAACACAATCATGAATGATAAAAGTTCATTAAGAATGATATTTCATGTAATATCATCGTTTGTAACAAAATATTTCTTGATACCACCAGGACTTGTTATTGATGTTAATAGAGGAAATCCTTCTGGTCATCCTGGTGTTACTGCTATTAATTGTTTTGTTAACTTAATAAGATGGGCTATGATTGGTAATGCTATTTATGGTAATGAGTATTATAAGTACATGGATATTGAAGTTTACGGCGATGATTCATTAGTATTTTTTAAAGATCACCCTAATTTAAGTAAATTAGATAGTATCATCTCTAATTTTGGTTTTAAATCTGATAAAATTGCTGATAAATTATATCCAACTCAGATTTTATCAATTTTTGATAACGAAGGTCCTGATTTTCTTAAACGTAGAATTACTCAATGTACATTAACATGGAATTATAAGAAAATGTTTGATAAATTATTATATCAATCAAAGAAAAGATCACTTTATGATCAGGTTGAATTATTAATTAATTACTATTACACTGCTCCAGGTTCAACTGAATTTGAAAATTTTATAATAAACTTTTTAGAATACTTTGATGGAATACTTGATGAAGATAAAGATCATATACTTAAATTACATATTAGAAATTCAATTGAAAGAGTTAGACAGTTTAATAAAAATAATTTTATATTAAATACAAACTCTGAACGTATATTTTTAAATGAATTTAAAGTAATGAATCATGAGACAACTAAATGCATAACAAGATTGAAAGGTAAAAATAGTATTAAATTCTTCACCCCTCAAGAAATTGAAATTATGAAGGTCATATTCTTTATTAATGAATATACTCAACATAATTACAAAATATCTAAAATACCGCTCAATGGATTAAGAATTAAATTATATAAAATACTTAACAATTTTAAAAATATTAAAGCTTCATATTCTGCTATAAATATTTTTAACACTTCTTAACTCATAACTAAATATCCGCACCAGTTATAATTTTATTGTTTGTTTTTAAAATGG